TTGACTGTATTGTTCGAGATAATGACTTGCTAGAAGTCAAGAACACTAGGTTTGTCAAACGCTTTATGTTGACACCCGTTGACATGACAGCATTCTAAGCAATCAACAAGTTGCCATCTGACTCTTCAAACTTTGCTCTTATCTCTTCACGTGTATGGACATCAATTGAGCCATCGATGTAGAAGACATTCTTGTCTTTGTATAACTCTTTTGCATATTCATAGAGGTTTGTGCCAATCTCAATTCTGTCAAACAACATCAATGTGTTTGTCTTCAAGCTTATCAGATAATCAAATGCTGGCTTATAAAGCTCTTTGTACCACCTGTTGAAGTAGTCTTTCTCTGCAATATAAGCGTCATTGAACATGATGTCGCTTTCACCATTTGCAACAGCTTCAGCATTGAAGTGCGCAGTTGTGTTCAAGCTGAACAACAAACTTGTGTCTCTGTCAATCTCTTTATCATGCATCTTCAACAAAGTTATGTCAAGCTTTGATATGAAGCCTTGTTCTTGCAGGTTCGTTATCTCTTCTACAAAGACTACTCTGCCAAACATGCCAATTGCTTGCCATTTCTAGTACAAGTCTCTTGGCAATGTGCCTGAGCACCCAACTTTGACTTTAGCATCGAGAGACTCAATCAGCTCTTTAGTGCTTTCAGCTGTGCATGTGTGCGCTTCATCAGCAAACAGCACATCAAACTTAGGAAGCTTGTCTTTGTTCTTGAATATGTATTGCCTATTTGCAATGACAATCTTTGCATTGCTGACGTCATTTGTCTTCTTCTCTTCTTTTGTCAATGACCTAGTGAATTTAGCTATGTCTCTAACGTCATATCCATAGTCAATTAGGTCAGAGTAGAACTGAGCAACAAGCTGTGTGTTAGGCACTAAGATAAGGGTCTTAGCTTTGCGGTTGACATGCTTCAAGATGTTCCATATGAAGTTTGCAATTATCAAGCTTTTTCCACCAGCAGTTGGAACTTCAATGAGCCCTCTTCCATGCCCAGTGAAAAGAAGCTCTTCAATAGCTTTCAGCTAGTACTCTCTGAACTCAAATGGATGCTCTTTTATGTCATCTTCTGGAATGCCATCTGCTAGCTTCTAAGCAACAATGTGGCGAAGCTCATTGTTGCGCCCAACATCTTCTGATATGTTTGAGACTTCAAACTTCTCTTTTACACCAGCTTTCAATGGCATCAAGAAGTCATCAATGTACTTCTTGCAGTTTTGTGAGATTGCAACACAAGCAAGCCCACCATATTGAGTCTTCACCCATGACAAGATGTCAAAAAGCATTCCTGGAGCAAAGAAGCCGAATTTGTTGATGGCATAAAGCCGTTCAGCGGCTTTGTAGCCGTATCTTTCAGAGAAGAATGCTGCATCATTCTTCACAGAAAACGCCTCTCTCAAGCACTCAAATGCATCATAGTCTCTGCATATAGCTCTGAGCTAGTTTGTTGTGCTGTCATATGTTATCCTGAAGACTTTCCCCTATGGGACAGCTTCATAGATGTTTGAGAAAGTGTCTATGTACTATTCCATCATAGCGTCAATGCGTCAGTTGAAGCTTCAATGCTTCTATTGAGTTCTTTATGTTGAAGCCAAAGCTGCTTAGCACATTCAAGCTTCTCTCTATGTATTCAATGCAGTCTTGTGTGTTCTTGAACAGCACATTCAACTTCTTGATGTTTTCGTCATTTTCAGCAATCTTCTCTTCAGACTTCATCTTAAGAACTGAGTCTTGCAGCTTTGAATTTCCAGCTTTGCTTTTCATGATCTTCTGCTTTGCGTCAATGATACGCTGCAAGTTCTCTTTCTCTAAGAATAAGTATGAAATCCATTTTGCCCAAATAGATGAACAAAGCAATGACTTCTCTCTGAGGTTGAACTCATTGAGCTTCACATCATCTTGAAATTCTTTGATGTAGTTCTTCAAGACATCATTAGTCTTTATCTCAAGTTTTCTATCTGACTACTCCACCATGAAAATATAATATCATCCTAGAAAAATGTATTTTTGCCACATCCTGTGGCAAAATGAATTATCTAGGAATTATAGAAAAATAAATGTAATCTAGATTCAATTTTATCTAATATATATCTAGAAAATCAATTTAAAATACGCATCTAGACTTGGCTTGAGAAAAAAAAATGAATTTTTTCATGTATATGCTCTAATGTGATGAATATAAGCAACCAAAGGCTTAGTGTCTTTCTCGTTCAATCTCAGTGTAAATAATGACGACAGTGAAGACAAAACATAAAGGTCAAACATGCCAATAAGAACAATTTAGCATCCAGGAATACAACTTAATGAGATAGATAGGTCTCAGTATGACAAAGTTGACTACAGTCTGCAAAATGCTCCAACGGTGCTTACGCTTGGTGTTGCTTCAAAAGGTGAAGACTTAGCATTGACATGGATCAATTCAGCTTCTACATTAGATGAGACATATGGCACACCAACTAATGAGTATGAACGCTACTTCTACAACTCAATACATGAAGTCCTAAGACGTGGTGGCACCGCAATTGCAGCAAAGCTTCCATATGCAAATGAAGCTCAAGGACATTTCAACTATGTGCAATATGATGCAAGCAATGTGATGCAGCTTGACTGTGTTTCATTGCTGTCTTCATATGAAACATACAAGTATGACACCATAGGAGACTTGTATGGCACTCTGTCAAACATAATGGACTAGTTAGGAGAAGGCACTCCAATTGGAAGCATAGTTGGAATGGCACATGCTGTCACTGAACTATATGAGAAATACTTGCCAACTGAAATATCAAGCATTGAAGTCATCAAAGACATAAAGACAATGCTTGAGAACTTCATTGCACGCATGTATGTAAGCAGTGACTTTGCAGCACTTCCATTGAATGACTCTAACTTGACATCAGCACTTGAAGTGAAATATGATGGCAAATGCGAGAAAGACACCATGCAAAGCTTAGATGGCTACTTGACTCATTCTAAGTCTGTCCCAGCTGGCAAAGTCCGCATATATGACATGACAAGAAGCTAGTACAAGCCTTTGAATTCATATGATGGATGCGTGTCATCTCTATATGGAAGCACTGTCATAAAGACAAATGACTGTCTTGGAATTGTTCCAGTGTTCACTACACCAGCTAATGCGCTTTTCTTCTAGAATGTATTAGACTTCTCAGGCTTGTCAACTGTGAACTATGCCAAGTACAATCAAGCAAACGCGCTTACTTCAACAACAAACAACAAGACAAGTGTTGACTTCACACACATTGAAGACTATTCAACATTGCCACTTGAGTCTATTCCACTGCCAAGCTCTGGATCAAATGGATATGACTATCCAAGTTTGTCTTAGACCACATCTCAACAATTTCCACAGATTGACTTCAATGGGCCAAGCCACTTTGACACAACTTACTTGAAATGCATTGGTGTCACAGTCTTCGCCGCATTTGCTGACACTAGCAACAATGGAAAGCTGAACTTCAGGCTTCTTGAGAGCTTCATTGGCTCATTCAACAGAAATGCAAAAGACACATCAACTGGAGCTAGTTTGTTCATCGATGATGTTGTCAACAGCAGCTCTCAATTCATAAGGCTGTTCTCAAACGTTGACTAGAAAGCAGAAGAGTCTGTTGCAACATACATTATGAGTGAACAGCCTGCTGCATCACTTGGATTCTATGGTGTTGACTGCCGCAAGCGCATATCATATCTTGACACAATCATTAAGCCGATGTCAAGCATATTAGCAGGCGATGCATCAAGCCAAACTGCTCTTCCATTAGACATAGTTGTTGATGCTGGTGTCTCAAACATAGCTTAGTTAGCGTATGTCTCTCAAGGAAAAGTCCTTGACGCTGATGCTAAGCCAAATGTAGCAGATGTAGACTGGAAGATTGGAAATGCTAGGTCAGACATCTCAGGATGGAAAGCTGTGCTAGGGATGCTTGACAACTTCTGCAAGACTACACGTAAAGACTGCATGCTCATTGCTGATGGAATTCGCTCTTTCTGCCTTGATGGAAACTTGAAGTATGTAAGGAAGACCGCTCCACAGAACACGGTTGCAAACACCATCATGCCAAAGTTCAGGTGCATGTCAAATCCACTCAACTCATCGTACGCAGCTGGGTACTGCGACTGGTTCTATTCACCAGACTACAGCTCAAATGGAAGCTCATTCTTCTGGTGTCCACCATCAATAAAAGCGGCTGGATCTTACATATATTGCAGCACATACTTCCATCCATGGTCTGCTCCAGCTGGACAGACTCGTGGCATTGTCAATGATGCTGTTGACGTTGCATTCACACCTTCTGACGCAGATGCCGACCAAATCTACAGCAACTAGTGGAACTACGCTGTCAACTACCCAATTGATGGCATAGTCATTGAAGGCCATAAGACATTCTAGTCACAGAAGACTGCTTTAGACAGAGTCAATGTCCGCCGCCTGATGCTTGACTTAGAGAAGAAAGTCAAGCGAATTGCTCGCTACTTCTTGTATGAAAGCAACAATGACTACACACGGCAGTTGTTTGTTGACACAATTAGGCCAATTTTTGAAGACGCTGTTGCTGGAAATGGCATAAGCGAATATGGCATAAAGTGTGATGAAGAGCTGAACACACCATAGGTAGTTGACAACAATGAGATGCGTTGCAAGATTGCCGTCAAGCCCATCAAGTGCGTTGACTTCATTGTCATTGACATGATTGCAACTCGCTAGTCAGCAAACATAAGTGAAGAGATTTTGAAGTAAGGAAACACATCATAGCAAGGAAACACATAAATGGAACATAGCAAGAAGAAGATAGAAGAAGCAATAAGCCATTGGTCAATGGTGCTTCTAGAGAACTAGATGGCAACACCTGATGAAGTTGCTCAACTGATAGGAGAAGGCAAAGTCAAGAAGTTGTTTGCAAAGATGAGAGACATTGCTAGCAAGACAACAAGTGCTGTCAAGAATGCAGCTGAAGCACTTCATGACATTGTGAGGCCAAATAAAGGAGTGAAGATGCTGCGTGATGCGCTTGCTAAGTTGTCTAAGCATGGTGTTGATGTTGCAAAAGTTGACATGTGGGCATCATTTGGAGGCGCTTAGTTCTATCCAATTGAAGACTTCTTCACTGATGAAGGCGATGCAGTCATCTTAGTTGCTGACCCATCATCTAAAGCAAAGCCAAAGACACTTAGAGAGCTGCAGACATACTTAGTCAAAGCTTTGAAATTGACTGGCCATGTGAGGTTAGGAGATGTTGTGAAGTCAATATCTCTTGCTAAGAAGATAATGCCAGGAGAAGTAAGTGAAAGCGAAGTGCTCCTTGAGTACAAGCTAGATGACTACATCAAGAAGAACAAGCTAGACATGAAAGCTGCAATGTCAGGTGATGCATACAAAGAGATCAAGAGGACTATAACTAAGCAAAATGACGCTAAGACAAAAGAGGCAATCAAGAGAGCATTTAGCAGGATTAAAGCTGCAGAAAAGCCTATGCCTAAACCTAAGCCTTCAAAGAATCCTGCTCCAAAGCCTAGCCAAAATAAAGTTGAAGCTAAGCCAACTACGTCCTCTCCATCTAAGTTGACTGTTGCTGTGCTTGACAATGAGCTTCTTGACGTAATACCAAAGAAGACCAGTGTTGGATTCAAGTTCAGCAAGCCAAAAGCTGAGCTAGAGATAGACTATGCATTTTCATGACCTTAATAAGATGCATTTCCACAAATCCAGTGTAAATAAAATCAAATTGATGGCAATTTAAGAAACAAAGGAAAAAGACATGGCAATTCGCACAATTACGAGCCCGGGAGTTCAGATAAATGAGATCGACAAGTCTGGCTACACTCCTACAGCAACCGGCACCGCGGTGTATTTGAAAGGCTTTGCTAGCAAAGGTGAAGCATATCGTCCATTTGAGGTGACGACCCGTTCAGCGTTTGAGCAGATATATGGAGTCCCTACTAATGAAGCTGAGAGATACTTCTATGCGGGTGCATGTGAAGTGCTGAACCAAGGAGGAAGATTGTTCTGTGCGCGCCTTCCATATGACAATGAGTCATTTGAGAAGATGGTTGGCATCAAGTACAAGGTAAGCTTCTAGCCACAATGCTCAGCTCTAGTCTCAGCAAATGGAATGTTCCACGAAGTCCATACAGCTGACACTGAGATAAGTGATGCATTTGTCATAGAAGGTGGAAAAGACCCTGTAGTGTATGATTTGGCTGACATTGATGCATTCAGAGCAGATGAAGCTAAAGTCCCAGCAGGCTCGTTCTTGATTGTCGACACAACTTTAGGGACATATGGAAAAGTCACTGAAGATGACCGTAGAGGCAACAAGCGCGAAGTCATCGGAATAGTCCCAGTTGTCACTACGGCTGCAAATGCACTGTATGCCTAGTACTTAGTTGGCGTTGAGTTGTCTAATGTGTGCAACTATGAAGTCTTGAATGCACAGAAGCTCAACACTTTGAAGGCTTCTATCAGCAATGATGGACTTCTAAGCAATGATGTTGTTGTCCCATTCAGCACATTTGGGCGGTTCAACCCAATAACAGCTGAAGCAAACTTGTCTGCGGTGTCAACAGACATTGGACTAGATGAATGCCCAACAGTAGAAAGCGCTGTTAAGCACGCTAAGACAACATTGTCAACTGGATGGGATGCTAGCATTTCAGCAATTGACCCATTCTACGTCGCAGGCTCAATAAATGACATATCTGCAACATTCACAATGACAGGTGAAGATGCTCTGCAACCAATGCAGATAAAGACAATTAGTGGAATACGCAACACTCTTGCTGTGATACAGATGTCTACTGGCACGACATATCCACTTGACACAGTCCCCGACTTGTATTTTGCTGCTGCTAGCCTCTCATCTGGTGAATCTTTGCCATCAGATGCAATAGTTGCTTGGCAAAATGGAGTGTTGACTGACCCATCAGTGTCTAGCCTAGTAGCTACAACGCTTGGTGAGCTTGCTGAGTGTGTTGCATAGATATATAGCAAGTTCAACCTTGAAGGAAGCTGGTACTACACATTCAAGTACTTAGACAAGTGTGAGCCATACTATGAGCAGACTTCAGTTCCTCGCACTCAGTCTCTTGACGCTGCAAACTTCTTCCCAACAATACAACCAGCGATGGATGGAGAAGGATTTGACCCTGAGCACCTGAAAGACATTGGCGTTGTTGTGTTCAAGATGTTCCTTGACCCAGCTGAAGGAAACAAAGTCAGCTATGACATAGTTGAAGCTTTTGCAGGATCTCTGAACAAAGACGACAAAGACCCTAACACTGGAGTCACAAAGTTCATTGACACTATAGTCAACAGCCAGTCAAAGTACATCAACTTCTTCTCAAATTGCTTCGCTGACCCAACTACTAAGCGCCAATACAAAGAAGAGTGCGACATACTGGTTGCACCGCCTTCAACCGGCTCTGCTCTTGGATTCTACAGCGACATGACTAAGAAAGACATATCTGTCAGCCGCTCAATTCTTGATGGAATGAACAAAGCATTTGACAAAGTCGCTGATGTCAACTAGCTTGACATTGACATTGTGCCTGATGCTGGTGTAGCTAACATCGCTTCTTACTTGAATGCTATATTTGGTGACAAAGGACCATATGACCTCTCAATCACTGATGACCTTGGCAACTCATTGCTAGGAATGTGGACATGCAAGAAAGCGACTGACGCCCACGTCAAGATGTGGAAGACTGTCTTGCTCAAGAACGACAACTTCTGCAAGAACATCCGCAAAGACTGCATGTTTGTCGCCGATGGCCTTCGCCCACTTGTCCTTCAAGGGCAGAAGAAGATAGTTAGAGACACAATGCCAACAAACACAATCGACAAAGACATACTTCCATATGTCCCAGCGATATGCGGCATCAACACATCATATGGTGCAGGATACGCTGACTGGTTTGAGCAAGCTGATGACTACTCAGGAGACTTCTTCTGGTGTCCTCCATCAATCAAAGCAACCGGTGCATACATCAACACAGACGTCAACTACAACTACTGGCTTGCTCCTGCTGGCTTGACACGTGGCCGCATCTCTGCAACAGATGTCTCATTCAGCCCAAATTCAAAGCAGGCCGGAGCATTTTATGAGAAGAACTGGAACTACGCCATCAACTACCCACAAGATGGCATTGTCCTTGAAGGCCAGAAGACATTCCAGACTAAGCCAACTGCCCTTGACAGAGTCAATGTCCGCCGCACTATGCTCCGCCTTGAACGCCAAGTGTACAAAGTCTTGAAGTACTTTGTGTATGAAAACAATACTGCGTACACTCGCCAACGCATAGTTGACGCAATTGACCCAATCATGAAAGCCTGCTGGCAGGCTGGAAACGGTGGCATTGCCCGCTACAAGATTATCTGTGATGAGTCAAACAATGACGCAAACACAATTGACAACAACGAGCTAAAAGTGTCCATAGGCGTGGTTCCACAAAAGTGCGCCGAGTTTATACTTTGTGACTTCATAATCGGAAGTTCCGGCGCAACATGGGCAGAGTTGTTCTGATAGCTTTACGAATACACTAATGCAAAAATGCTAAGCGTTAAAGCTTAGCATTTTTTATTGACTCTATAAAGTGCTTTCCATATTTATGCTTGACATAGTCAATGAATTTTTGGCATTCACTGTGCTTAATGACTTTCACATTGTTTTGCAGCATGCATTGATGTTTTGCTTCATAATAAGCAATCCTATGAATGATCATATGGATTTTGCATTGTACCATCTTCTTTAAAGAAATGGTCGCCTTTGATCTCTACAAATTGGCCTTTAACAATGAAATCTGGAAAGTAGTAATGTGTTTTTCCATTATATACATATTGCAATTTGGCCATTGGATGATATGTGAAATCAATGTTGATGTCTTTTAGCCAAATGTAGTAGCATAGCTCTCCTTTTGAGTCAAACGTTTTTGCATCATATACATATTCTGTTGCTGCTTTTGCTCTAATTTGTTCTGATTGCATTGGCCAATCAACACCATATCGATCATTGTTTGTTTTCTTGATTTGATCAGCATTCACATAGTTTTCATCATTGTGGTTTTTAAGCTTTGTCTATTTGATCTTTTTCTTGCATCCTTCAGTTTGCCGTACATTTTCTACACCATATCTGTCTAAGCATGTTGCAATATTTTTTGGCATATTGTTCCATGCTGGGTCATGCCCATTTTCAATGTTAGTGCTTTTTCTTTTTGCGACTATTTCACGATAGTAGTTTTCATTTAATGCAAGTTTTTTCTCTATACTGCATTTTGTTGTCTACGCCGCATGTTTGTACTGGCATTCTTTGCAATAATTAGCATAACTAGTGTTTAACTGCAAGTTTTTGCCAATTCCAATGGTTTTTCCACACATCTTACAGGTTGGAAATGACGTTCTGCCATTCAGTATCCAATTGACTTTTGTTGATATGAGATAGCAACTATCAGACAACAGTGGTGTAGATTCGGTTATCCACTTGTTCAAGTATGAAAGAGATTTGCCATATTTTTTGCAATGCTTAGCTGTAAGCAATTTAAAGTATGATCTTGGGAAATCTTCAACTAAGCTTTTCAATTCCATGAAAAACTATGTATTTAAGCTAAAATATGGATTAGAGTTCATATTATGTATTCTACATTAAGTGGAAGCAATTACATATTTGTATGACAACCCAGCAGTTTGAAGAAATGAGAAGTTTTCAAATTACATCAAATAATGTTGTCATTTAACGCTATCACGCGTATAATCTAATTGTGAATCAGTTAATGATGCCCTATAGTGTAATGGTAGCACAGGAGTCTC